GACAAATTAACGAATTAAATGTTGTATTTCCTCCTGCTCCACCATAGCCACCAGATTGAGTTGTTCCAGTTGCAGCAGCTCCAGAAGCTCCTCCTGCTGAAATTGCAATACTTTCCGTTGCTCCTAAAATAGATGCTGGAACAGTTATATTTAAATAACTTCCACCTCCTCCACCACCACCACCACTTTTTGTTGTAGCTGCCGTGTTATTTTTTCGTCCACCACCACCACCACCGCCTGCTCCGAAAATTTGGATGTTTACGGATTTTGCATTGGCTGGTTTTGTCCAAGTTCCGCTTGCTGTGAAAATTTGGACATCAGCAGTTGAAATTCCTCCTGAACCCGTTGCTCCTTGAATTCCAGTCGCTCCTGTGCTACCAACGCCTGTGGCTCCGGTCGAACCAGCATTTCCTTGCAAACCCGTGGCTCCAGTAGAACCAGTAGCTCCGACATCACCTTGCAAGCCAGTTCCGGTCGCCCCTGTTGCTCCAGTTGCGCCAATGCCTGCGATGTCGAGCTTGCCAGTAAATGGATTAAATTTGCAAGCCATATTAAGAAATGCTTACTTTGACAAGGTTTGCATCATTCGCAACAGGAGGCTGAACAGAGTATTCCAAAGCTAAAGTAGCAACTGTTGTTCCTGCGCTTTTGTAAACCACATTAGCAATATTATTTGTTGCTCCGTAGTAAGATAACTCTAACGAGTCAAATTCAGGGATTTGAAATCCTTGAATGGATTGAGCGATATTTGAAATGTCGCCAATAACACGATGGCGATATTTTGCGGTGTCGAGAATCGAAGGAATGTCCATAGTATTATAATTAGCTGAATTAGGGAGCGTAGGCAGATTCCTACGCTCCCCTGTTCAACTAACTAATTACAGACCACCAACAGAGGTCGAGCAAGGCAGCGGAATGCCGTCGAATGGGCAACGCTTGTAGACAATCGCGCAAACATTCTGCGGACGAATCGGCTGAATCGCACGGGAGATTTGGTAGATGTGCTGACCGAAATCACCATACAGGTTGCAGTCGTTGTCGCGGAAGTAAGTCCACTCCAGTTCGCCCATAGCGAGTTGAGGCGCGAAGCGGAAGGTTCCTTCACCCGTGTAGGTTTCAGGAACAAGACGCTTGAAAGCCTCGCCAGCAATGACGAACATGACTTCGTAAGCGGCAGAAACCCATGCAGGGTTGCGGCGTTGAGCGAAACCATTAGTAACAGCAGTTGAGGTAATAGGATTAACAACAACGAGGTTGCCAGAAATATCGTAACCAGTTGCGCGAAGGGGTTGCTGATCGATGCCGAAGGCGAAACCACGATAACCAAAGAACTGATATCCCTTGATCGAATCCTCACCGAGCTTGAACGATCCAGTCGTAAGAGCAACGAGGTCTTCTTTGACATCGCTATCATTACGGAAATTTTCGATCTGATCGGCGGAAGCCATGACCATGAAGAACTCGCCATCTTTGGTTCCAAAAGGCTCGGCAAGCATCTCTTCACGCATGAAAGTGCCGATCTTGTAGAGGGTCTTGAAGTTCATTGGAGCATCGGGAAGGATGCCAGTCGCGAACTTCGTGTTGATCGCTTGCATATCACCAGTCAGGTTCTGCGAGAACGAACGGGTGCTGTTCGACACATACTTGATGCCAGACTGAAGCAAGTACTGATAACGGATATCGGCATTGATGAGTTGGAGGATGGTCTTCTCAAGCGAGATTTGAGCTTGGAGATACGAACCCTTGAAAGCGGTACGCGAGGTCTTAACGCAGACGCGAGGCCCAGCACCGCGAAGGGTCTGGAGTTGGAATTGATACTCGGTCGAGCCAACTTGGTCGGGAGTAGCACCAACGCCGCAAAGCGTAGTGTCGTTTGCGAAAGTCGGAGTTGCAAGCGAGGCGGCAGGAACTGCCATCTCCTGAACAACGGAACGCACAACATCCGAGACGTTCGGAAGAGTGCCGCCATCGATGGAGTTAATGTAAGGAGATTTACGAGCAAGCACTCGGCCAATCTGACCGATAATGCGGTTAACATCTTTAGCCGCGAAGTTCTGGACTGCGGCGAGTGAAATACAATCTGACATAATTTTATCTTTCTATTTTAGGTTTGGGTTTGTTTGTTTTTGAACCTCAAAAGATAACTTCCGAGGCATCAAATAAGTTTCTGAATGCGATCTCTCGCATTTTAAATTCTTGTTTGTTGCCCCGGCACGTTGGGCTTATTCGGCCTGATTGCAATTTCTTTTAGCCATTGCTGGCTACCGAATACGCTTCGGCACTTCGCAGTTATGCTTTTCTTTTACTACACTTTTTTTGCCTGTCAAATAATCGGAGCAAATTTTTTTGAAAATTTTTCCTGCATCAATTTGATGTCAGGAACATGCTCCAACGATGGAATATCGAGGTCTTGGAATGGATGAAAAATATCTTTTTCGTATTTTATCACTCCATCTTTAATCAAATCTTCGTTAAGAATTCTTTGCAAAGATGCGTTACAAATATCTTTTGAAATGTAAAAAACGCTTGCTGGGATTCCCATAATAACAAAAGAATTTTTCTCGTATGCATCGGCAACAATCGGAGAGAAACCAAGATTAAGAACATCGTAGTCGCTAACCCATCCGCCTCCTGCTGCATGGATAGAGCAAAGCCGATTGAATCGAAGTTGAATTAATTCAACTGATTCATTTTTTTCTTTCTCAAGCAATGGATACGTTTCAAGCAATTTTTTTTGCAGCTTGATCCTGTTAGGAGAAATCTGTGCATGACTTGAATTAAGCATCACAGGATTCCACCCGGCGCGTGTCCATGAATCCTTCCACAGGTTTGCTTTTGAGAATTCAATCGCCTGATCCCGCGCCTGTAGCGATTCGTAGTAAGCGTAAATATTTTTCATTAGTACGTTTTGTACCCAAGGTGAAAGGTGGGCACAGCAAGATCGATGTGCGTTGCGTGTCCTGCTTTCTTTGCCCGGATACAGAACGAAATATCTTCCCCGGTTTTGCCGTCAATCGGATGGAAGAAGTTACCATCGATATCAGGATAGGTTTTTGCAATGTCTTCAAACACGCTGCGGTGGACCAGCATTGCGCCAGTTCCCAACCAATCAACCTCGACAACAGCATCGTCGTATTGCCTTGCGCGAGGCACTAATGACTGGTCAGAGCAGACCAATCCAGCACCCTCTCTTCGCTCAAAATAAGCCGCACCAACGATGGTTTTATTGTCACCAATCAACTTGTGAATGATGTGCCTCTGAAGTGGCAAATCCAACACATTTCGCGCAGAGGGAACCCAGAAGCGCATCCATTCCGGTCGGCCAATGCATGGGATCATATCGTCGTCGAGCATGAGTAGCCAACGAGCATCCGTTTCAAGGAATTTAGCAGCAAGTTTGTTCCGGGCCTGATAAATCATGGAATTGCCACACTCCATGTCGAAACGGATTTTGTCGCGTCCGAAATCGAGTGCCAATGCGGTCAAAACGAATGCTGTAACCGGGTTGGTAGTCTTGTATGCCACCATGCCCACAAAAATGTCTCTGCCGCCAAATTCGCACCGATACGAAGGCATTCCTTCTGGAGTGCGAGATTCGATAATGTGTGTGTCTTGAGCAACCTCGGCAACCTCTTTAACAATGTCTTCTTTTTTTGGAGGATCAACTTTTTCCAAACGAGGTTTTCTTACAGGCTTCCTTTTAACTTTTTGTGATTTTTTCACACTTTCCTTTGGAGCTTCAGTCTGCTCCTTTTTTTTGTGCCGAAACGGCATTACAAGATTTGCAAACGGGTCGAAAGAGTCGAGCGCATTTGCTGTATTTTTTTCCAGTTGTGTTGTTTGTGTTTCCATATTTATTTATTTAAAAGTTTTTATGTTGCGTAGATGGGACTTGAACCCATACTCCGGTTCCCCGAAAACGGATTTTAAGTCCGTTGCGTTTGCCATTTCGCCACTACGCATTATGTCAATTCCCTAATGCCTCGTCCAAACCTGCGTCGATAGCATCGGAACTATTCATCCTAATGCGGTCATTGACGCTCGGCGCAACTCGGTTGGAACTGCTGACATTCTGCCGGGGAAGTCTTCCTGCGTTCTTTAGTCTGTTGTTTTCTTCGGTCAGTTTTTTCAACTGCTCGGCCATTTGGTTTTTCGATGATTGCTCGACTCGCAATTGCTCCGTCAGAACGTGCGAGAATACTGCGGCAGCAGCAACATTTGCACGATCTTGAGCCGTAGTAGGCCAAAGAGCAGAATTAAATTTTTCAGCCATACTGGTAACGGCAGCATTGTGCTGTTCAATTTGCTTCATTTGATCTGGAGTTGCGCCCTTGGGTGCTTCCTGAAACCTCGCCCATGGTAAATCTTTTGTTACTTGATCCATGTACGAGTCGATCTCGTTAACTGTGCCTGAATACCACTCTGCTTGTGCCTGCTGTTTTTGTACAAAATATTGCTCGGCATTTTGCGCTGCATTTTGTAGCTCAAACTGCTGTTTTTCTTTTAAATCAGCAACATCAACAAGATTTCGCTTCAGTCGTTCCGCTTCGGTGAGCGGCAAGCGATCAATTGCGTTGTTTTTCCACCACTTGCTATCGATTTTGTCTGGTCCGCCTGCCTGCTCAATGCTTTGAATCACCTCGTCTGACGCTCCATTAGCCCGTAGAATCTTGTAAATATTTTCTTTGGCAGCAGATATCGGTTCTTCAAATTTAGAACGGAAATCGGGGTCATTTTGAATGTCAAATATCGCTCGGAATCGTCGCAGTTCGTCGTAATCTTCAGGTACTTTTACCTGTTGTTCAGTTTCGGCAAGTTTTTGACGCAAGGCGGCTGCTTCTTCAGCTTGTTTTTTATATTCAGAAGCAGTTTCTTGAAGTTTTCGCCAATTACTTTGATTTTTTTCAGAAAGATTTCGAGGACGCTCAATTGCGGCAATTTCTGGGTCAATTTCGACTTCTGGATCGGTTTTTTCTTCGACTTCGCCTTGCTCTTGCTCACTTTGGGAGGACTCTTCTTCAACGGAACCTTCTTTTTGTTCGTTTTCAACAGGTTCTTCTTGACTGCTTTCTTCTGGTTGCTCGTTTTCCCCTTGATTTTGTTCTTCTTGAATTCCTTCCGCTTCGTCCAGCATTTTTTCAAGAGTCTGATCCAAATCGTCATCAATTGGGTCAGCATCTAAACTGGGTTCTCCGAAACCGGAGGCTACATTTGGTTCGATTGCTTCTTCGTTGTCACTCATGTGTTTATTTATTTATTGGTTTCTACTAAATTTATTTTGACCGCATAGATTTCGACCCCCGGCATTTCCATTTTTTTCGAGAAAGGTTGTTGGGAGAATTGGGGTCTGATTTCCAGTCGCCTTTGATTTTTGCGGATCGTGCGCAGTAGGCATCACCACGCTTGGTTCCCGGACGAATGCGATCTTTGCCGTCTTTTGCTTTCCCTGCCTGCCCATATTCGACCTTGCGTTTACGTCCAGTTTTTGCGTTAGTAACGATTTTTGTAAATCTTGGTTTGATTTCAGCACTCATAATTACATTTCTGTGTATTTCCCAGCAGACGCATCTTGTTCTCGGTCATCAAAGTCCAAAAGATATTCGATTTCAGAAATAGCAAACTCAAATCCTGATTTGTACTTTGCTTCCAAAGCAACCGATTCAATTGTCCTTCCATTGCATTTCGGAATAGACTCTTTTAAGTATTTAAGCAGTTTCCCGCCAGACACTTTGTGAAACTCACGGAAAGCTACTGCGTCAGCATTAGTCCAGTTCATTTTTTGTCTTTGTCTGTAACTTTCTTAACTGTTTCTTTAACTTTTTTGACAACCTTTTTGACTCCTTTTTTTGCGCCTTCGTAAACATCTTTTCCAAGTTCTTTAAGCTGGTCAATATTTGCGATTTGATCGCTCATTCCTTGTTTTTCAAGACGCTTGTAAGTCTCTTTTTCCTCTTCTTCTTTAAGAAGTTTTTCGATCTCGTCTTCTTTTTCTGTTTTAGAAGCAATTGGATTGTCAACGTACTTCTGTTTTTTCAATGTGGTTTTGTTAGGCTTTAATGGCATAATTTTATTAGGTTACCCTGCGGTTGGTGGTTTGCCGGGAGCAGCAATTTCGTTTACCCCGGCAAATTGGTCTGGCATCATCGCTTCTGTCGCTTGCTGCGCTTGCGCGGCACTTACCCTGCCGCCACCTCCGCGCCCCCCTGAAGGCATTCCTGCGCCAGCAGCAGGCATGATTTGATCGACTGGTGGCGCATCCATTCCTGCGGTGATGTGTTTGTAAGCCTCTTGTACCATTTGCTTGTACTCTGCGATCTTCTGCTTGTCTCCGCCTTTCATTTCTGCCTGATTGACGTGCATAACAAAATGCTCCAACGCTTTTGCGAAAGGAGCAACCATTTCTGGCGGCAATGCCCCGGCGGGAGCGTTGGCAATGACAGGCATGAGTTTTGCAACGATGGTATCCAAATGCACCATATCGTTGTCGCGAGGCGAAACTGGCACTTCTTGACCCGCAATAATAGCTTGAAGTTCGATAATCTGCTGGCGAGTAGCTTCGATAGCAACTGCTTCGACCTGATCCTTCGGCAAGATGACTTGGTTTGCGATTTCTTGACCAACTTTGCGGGACCAGTCGAGTTTAATCAGTTCATCTTGATTAACCGCCGGGTTTCCGGTGTAGCGTTGAATGAGAAGGTCCAAAATTGCGCCTTCTTGCATTGTGTTGTCAGGAATAAGTTCCTGCGCGGGAGAGAATGCCAGCAAAAGAATGTCGGAAGGAGGCAAATTGCGCTCCAACATGTTCAAGCAACACGCAACGGCATCCTCGTCAAGATGAGATGGCATTTCAAATGGAACCAAAAACGATGGCATCTGAAGGTCGGACCCAGAAAATGTCTCAACAACTTCTTTCCGCGCCCAAATAGCCTCTGGAGCGGACATTCGGGTAATATCCAACAGCATTTTTAACTCGGATGCCGCCCGAATATGCTCTGGATGGCAAATACCACGTTGCATTCGCGAAACTGCATCGGAATATTGCTTGCTCCAACGCATTAAAATCCCTTCGCGAATCTGGTTTTCGATGGCGGCAACACGATTAATTTCGCTTGCGGTTTTGTCTCCGGTCTGGATGCCCAAAGCGGACGAAGGCAAAAAGGTTCCAAGCTGTATTTCGGCCAATCCAGAGATAAATTGGTCGAGCTTCAGGAAATCGTCAACATCAGCAGGCGCATTTTGCGGTACTACCTCGTATCCCTCGGCAACATAAGCCACAGGGTGCATGACTGTGAGAGGTGCAATGCCGGGTTTGGCAGTTGCAGTCTTTTTCAGTAGCAGCATTCCTTTGAGGTAAACATTATCTTGAACTAAATTCCGAGCTTTATCGACAGCAATATGAGAGTTGTAAAGGTCACGCCCAGCACCTCGGCTTGACATTAAGCTACCGGACCCAATTTCGACCGAAAACAAAGCAAGACAATCGCTCATCCGGTTGTAGCGATCCAATTGGGTGCAAATTTCGTTGCCGCTTTTGTCGTCAAACAAATATCGACTGATTTTCCCATGAGGTTCTTTTACCAGCAATTCACCCAACTCAACGTATTTTGCGTCATTCTCGTATGAAGCACCATAACTGCCCTCGCGCATCCAATCCTCAACCCTTCGCGCATCGTCATCGGAGTCTAAAGACCTCCCGGCGGGACGAGCATTGTTAAGTGCTTTTACAAGGTTGTTTATATGCCACCCGGCCAAAGCAGAAGTCTCTGGGTCTTCAAGGATCGGCAACAGTTCCGCAATTTGATATCGGCGTTTACGCCCCCAAATAGGCGTTGCTTCAACCTCTTGCGGAGTCTCGATGCTAAAGAATGTGTAGTCTTGACGGCAGAACTCTGGCTTCCAATCCCTCGGATCGTCCCATGTCAATGCGGTAAAGCCAAAAGTTGTGTTTTCGTGTACGATTTGAGCAACAATATCGTCATGGCCAGACCATCCGCGAATACACTTTGTGATCTCCTCGCGAAAAATATTGGTTTTATTTTCCGCGTCGACTCCTTGTGCAGGGTACTTTGCAAATGTCAAAAACGTGCTTGATTCAACAACTTGCTTGAATGGTGGTTGAATCCTCGAAACCATCGTGGAAAGAAACCCTGTCGGACGATTAGATCGCCAGTTCTGACCCATGGATTCCAGTTTCTTTGCGTTGTACGGAGGTTCGTTGTTTAATTTCTTTTGGATGAGTGCATTTTTGCGGTTTCTTTCAACATTCTGTTGTTTCAAACGCCGATAAGCAGAAAACGCTTGTTCCGTTCCTCGGAACGTGCGTTTAACCTCAAGCGTCTCTTCATTAACAATTTCATCCGTCTGGTTAACCCCCGGCATTACAACATTTAGCCGAGACTTTGTGTTTTTGTCGCCTGCCTCCAGAGTTCTGGGTGCTTTGGTCGCAAAAGTCTGAATGATTTCAACTGGAATCGGTGTCGTGTCTGCCATAGTTAAACTTTCAACCAGCAATTTGCTGGAACACTATCTGTTACCTCAAAATGTTCTTTGTCAAAGAAAACTGCTGCGCGATTGTCGTGTCTCAACACAGAACAACCTTTGACTTTTTTTGTTGAGCGAGTATCTCTGCCTTGCCTAATGCTTGCTGTTAAGCGTTCTGTTGCAGTTATACAACTGCCGCAACCTTGTTTCCAAACAGCATTTTTTGGACACTTTAAACACGTCAATGCCCGTGCTTCAGCCAGTTCGTCAGAAACCATTTTAATCTGTTTCTGGCTCAATAAAATATTTTTAGCCCAGACTGTAATATCGTTGAGCAATTCGTTTTGACGGGTAGGTTGATCGACGCTAACAACTACAACAGAATCGACCCCGTGACAATTGCGAGGATAATTGCCACAAATGTAACTATCCACATCTCCATGCACATCCTCAATTGGCAGATGATTTTCTGTGCGATAGTCCTGCACTACTTGGTATAAAGTTTCCAAGCTATATCCTTCCAACTTAACATCTCCCTGCCAGTAGTGCCAACCACCGGGTGGTATTAATCCATCTATCGGTTTTGCCATTTATATAAAAGTTATCAGTTATTCTGAAAAGTCAACATATTCCATCGTTTCAATCGATGGAAGTTTTTTTTCCACAAATCTCTCTGTTTTTTGCTCTGTCATAGTAGCAATCGCCCCACCTCGTTGCCGCATCAGGTATACCAACAAGCTCAATGAGTCAAGTTGATCGGGACTATTTTGTCTTGTGCGCTTTGTGTAGTCTCCCTTGCTCTCAACTCGCACAAGACCCTGCCCAACTTGTTTGTACCTTCGCGAGGTAGCCTGTCGCACTAACTCTTCAGTTCTGAATGATGGAGATATTTTAAGAAATTCAAATTCAAGATATTTAGAAAGACCAAAGATTAATTCAGTAACCACACCTGAATAAAGTTCGTTTGCTCGTTGAGAATCGTCACCTAATACATGAGTTTCGGATGCCGCCCATGAATAGTTGACTCCCATTACCTCGGTCCCAAAAAGACTGCATAACGCATCGTGGATACCTGATCCGTTGCCTGTGCGATCAACGCACAACCACCCCGGCCCGATACGCATCTGCTTGCAAAAATTAATAATTGCCCCCGCCTGCTCCAAAGTTGCTTTTTTGGGAAAGTTAATTTGCGAATCCAACTGCAAAACAGTTTTTGGAGATTTAAAATCTCGAAACTTTCCATCCATCGGAGTCCACCCGTCCGAAAGTCCAAATCGTCCGTAAGAACACACAACCTGATCCTTGCCCTCCAATGCCAAGTCAAATGCAGCAAGGCCCACTACCGGGCCAATAAAGCGTACCTGACCCATTGCATTGTCCATCATGGCAGGCGTGATGATCGCCATCGCAACGCCTTCCTGCGGGAAGAACCCTCTCGCCATGGTGTAGTATTCCGCCGTCCGCCCTCGCGCCTCGTATGCCATGTATCCCTCGTAGGTCTGGAAGCCGGGGAAGATTATCTTCCGTTCAATGACGTTTTCGCACCTCGCCGCATCGAGTCGCAACACATGCCACCCGTCTCTGCTCTCCCATTCAAAATCTTCTTCGCAGTCAACTCGCAACCACCCGCCGAAAGGCTCGCATCGCTTGCCGAATTCGCTATTACGATCTTTCGGGTTCGATGCGCCGAAAATTTTAATTCTTCCCTTGCTACTCTTTGTATCTGCGGCGGACAGGATGTTCTGCAAGCCTTCCCAGACCCCCGGCGGGATTTCTTCGGCCTCGTCCAACACTACATGCGTTCTGCTCATTGTTCCCCATTTCGGATGCGGCTTTTGACGAGGAGAAGGGTGGAATCCGCGAAGCGTTCCTGTTCCTGCGTCTCCCTTGGGAATCGCAACCAGATGGATTCCGTTCTTGTCATCGTCGTTGACCTGTATGCTCTTGACCAAATCGCTTTCGCCTTTGTACTCTGGCTTGACCAGAGCAGTCCGATAAAAGGTCTTAATCGCCGCAAATACGTTTCGTTGCGCGTGTTGTTCAGTCAACGAAACAACTTTGATACAGGTGTACTCTGGGTCGCGCATCCAATCCAAAAGAAACCATGCTGCGGCGTTAAAAGTTTTCCCCATCGCGCCAGCACCCTGAACCAGCAACTTGTCCTGCTCAAACAAACATCTCCATGTGTCTTGCGCGGATCGGGGTCGCCAGTCGTAGACCCCCGGACCCCAAAGAATCGTTGCTGCCGCCTCAAAGTGGTCTTCTTCCAGCAAACTCTGGACAAACTGAAAGATTACACTTTTTGCAATCTTTTCGTCCAATACCACATTTGATGGACTGCCCTTGGCTACATTGGCAAGGATATATTTTGCCGCATAAAGTAACCCCATGCGGTCATCGCGATCCGCTTCGGCCCTGACTGCCTCCGCAATCTCCAGTACTTTTCTTACAGCATCTACCATTTGCCTTCTGGACAACTCTCCGTTGCCATAATCGTTTTTATTTCCATGTTGCACCCGCAAACCTTGCATTCCCCTGCTCCATTGTATGCCGCAATATCAAATTGCGGACACTCCGCGCAGATGCGTAGCCTTCGCGCAATCTCGCCTTCCTCAACGCACGGCAGACCAGCAACCACAAAAGCGTATGCGCTTTTGGTAAAATTTTTTGCTTTTTGCAATATGTTCATTTTTCAGATTTTATAAGCCATTCTACTGCTTTTTTTGCGTCTTCTTCGCAAACATCTTTTGCCATTACGGCATTGTCAGAAACAACCCCATGATCATGCAGGTCGTTCATGGTTTTAACTTCATCGCTCCAACTTTCCTCTATATGTTTTACTAATTTGTTAATCATCTGTATTTTGTTGTCTTCGCTGCAATTTTCTTTGGTTGCTTAACAAATTGCTCGCCTTTCTTTTCTCCCTCTCGCTTTGCTTTGCTTGTTGCCGCATACTCTTTTGGAGACAAAGCCTCCCGCGCCTTCTTCGGCAAATAACGCTCACCTGTTGCATTCGGACCTTGCGTAGAAGGCTTGCCAGACTTCGTTCCCCATTCCTCCTTCGTCCATTTTGACAATGACTTCTGCCCTTCTTTTTTCGGGCCTTTGTACCCTCCCCCGGCATCCTTATACTCTTTCGCCAGCATCTGTGCTTTTCTCGCACTCCACTCGCCAGCATCTCCCCCTTTTGACCCTGCCATCAGTCGATTTTTAATTCGTTCTCTCAATGCGATTTTTGTATATGCCATAATTTTAGTTTTTATTTAAAGCCTCATTCGCAATTTTTCGCACAGCATCCATTCCTTAAAAACCCCAAAATCTTTTGATTGTGTCACGAAGCCATTCTTCTCGCAGATGTCGCATATTCCGTAGTGCCATGTTGACATGTCTTTTTGCGGGTTTTTCTGCTTTCGGCTTCCGTGCAGGTTTCCGCAGGGAGCGCAGGTCCACTCTGGGTACTGCTCTGTATTTTTCATAGTGCTTTTTATATAAAGATAATATTGGTTCTGGTTCAATGCCTAATGCGTTGCAGATATCCTCAAATCGCAACCCGTAATCGTGCTTGTCAAAAACCCAGCAATATGCGCTTTCTTTCCCAAATTCTGCCTCTGCTTGCTTGTACATGTCTTCATAGTTCTTACTTGACTTAATGTCCAAATCAGCTTGCTCGACAATCGCGCAAAGCAGTTTTCTATAACACAAAATTTCATCGACATCTACACGCATACTAAGTCAATCCCAAATCCATCGGCCAAATCAATCGTGCTGCTGTCAATTTCGTAATGCTCACTATAAACAATACGCTTGATGCCGTAGCTTGCCGCATTACGCAAGCATTCGTTGCAAGGAAGGGTGGTACAGCAAAGCAACTCAACTTCTCCGGGCTTGCAATACCTCAACGCATTCGCTTCGGCATGGATCACAAGCTTCCTCCTTCCTTCCCGATCATCCCAGTCCTCAAACATTCCAGTCGGATACCCGTTGTACCCAACTCCAGCAACAGAGTTGTCTTTGCGGAAAACCACCGCACCAACCTTCCTCCAAGGGTCTTTCGACTTTGTCGCAGCGGCAAATGCCAACTGCATTCCGTAATCATCCCATGTCATATATTTTTGTGATCCATTCAGCTACTCGTTTCGCTTGCGGAGTCTCCTCCCGAATAATTTGGTCATAGCACACATCTCCATAAGACTTGAATATCTGGACATTGTTTATCAACCATCCCATGTGGTATCCCGACTTCATAAAGTTGATGAAGTTATTGGTAGCTTCTCGATCTACTACGAAGTTTAGTTTCCCAAATTTGTGTTCCCAGTACTCTTTTGGTTGGCAGTTGATGTGACCATGCCCACCTTGCCCCAGCAACGCAGCAGAAAAGACAATCACAGGCGCAATCTCCGTTAGCTTCTTCACCACATCGTCAGCAAGACTCTCATCGATGTGCTCGGCAACCTCTAGACACAATGCCAAGTCGTACTTCCCTGTCTCATCAAACATTGACTTGACGATCTCTGGGCAACGCTTGTCTGGATCGATCCCAACAACATCATGCCCCAATTCGCGCAACGCCTGAACATATATGCCCGGCCCACATCCAACATCGATAATCTTCACGGCAGCATCCTTGTCATTGCTTCCAACCCGTTTCCGTCTCCGTACCATCCTACTCCCGTGTACACATCCAGCACATCGCTGAAATACTTCTCGTACATTGGCGCAACTTTCTCCAAAGAGAAGTTCTCTGCCCAGAGCCTGCATGACTCGCTACTGATCGCCCCCTGCTTGATCGCGTTGATCGCATCGACGAAGTCTCCCATCGTCCTGCACCGATAGCCCGTAACCCCATGCAAGTTGTTCTCCGCGAACGAACCCCAGTCTGTCGTTATCGTTGGTGTGCCAGAGAAAAGGTTCTCAATCTGGACTCCTCCAAACGGCTCGACATACTGCGATGGGATCAATGATCCTTTGGCCTTGCTCATTAGTTCTCGACGCTCCTCTGTGTCAGCATAGCCAATGTACTCGACATGGTCAGGGATGCGATACCCGTGTTCTATCTGCCCTGCTACCTTCAGATGCACCCCGGTCCTCTCTGCCGCCTGAAACGCCACATCGCATCCCTTGCCTCCATAGACTCGCCCAATGTACAGGAAGTAGTCTTCCTTCTCGTCGTTGCCGCGATAGGTGAAGTCTTCACGATCAAAGTAGTTTGGGATCACCACATCGTACCAGTCCTGCCTGCATGATCCAACTGCCTGCAAGCCGCAATAGGCATGATAGATCGCATAGCTTTCCCAGACCTTCCATCGCGCCCAATGGCCTCCAGCATAGCCAATGCCGGGTTCAACGCAGATCAGGTCAGGGTGGGCATCGCAGACAGGACGAACTCCCGATCCCCAGAACGGCAGGATGAAGTCATGCTTCTGCTTGCGAAGCCCAACCTCCCTGATGGCATTAGCGTAAAAGGTGCGATAGGCGTGATCGTTCACGTCGAATTTGAAGAACGTCTTGCGCCAATCGTGATCTCCGTAAGCTACCTGCCAGTCCTCGTTCTCCAGAACGGGAACATGTTCAGTACAATCCAGCACCGAATCCCTGTGCCCGTAGTGCAAGACCTCATGCCCTCTGGCAGTCATCATCTTGCCGAATTTGACCACCTTCTGCGTATAAGCACAGGCGTTAAACTCTTTGCTGGTTACTGTGTGTGGTAGACCAAGAATGTGAAATCTCATATATTTACGAATTGAACAGGGTTGACTGAACAGACTGCTGCTTTTTCACAACGGAAAATTCCAAAGAACGAATTCGGATGCTTGTTGGCAAGTCTATTTGCCTCTTGTTCCGCTTCTTCCATCGATTTGTGAATTCTCGATGGGTCGTTAAGATGATCGATTCGATACCTGTCTTCTGTGATGTTTGATTTGGTTAACTTGATGATTGCGTACATATTATTGCTTGTCTGCTCGTTGTTGTGCTTGTTGGTTGCTGTAGGTTCCTGCATGATATCGTTTCGAGAGCTTATCCCGGTTGGCATGGATGATGTCCTGTAGAGTCACAGGATAGCCCTCATTTGCGTTAAAATGGTTCAGGATGCCTTGCAGGAAGAAAAGGATGTCACCACACTCCTCCAGCACATTCTCGCGATCCAGAGGCTTCCTGTACATGACAGACTTCTTGACGGCATCCAGTAGCTCTCCCGCCTCCCCGGCAACTCCCATTGCCATATGTGTCAGGTGAGCGTCCTCAGAGGTCATCTGGACGAGGATATCGATGCCCGGCTTGCAGAGGTTCTCCACAAACTGGGAATATGGTATTTGTTGTTGGTTTTCTGTTGTTTGCATAAAAATGGTACTCGACTATCTACAATCTATATTATTGGAAGTTATAGATCATTTCCTTGTTTTAACTGCATTGTTTCTAATGATATAACTGCGAATCTGCTCCATGTCGTATTCTGCCTGTTTCTTCCCATCAGGCGTATTAGAATAGGTATGTTGAAAGGATGGCATGGGTTCCTTGCGCTCAATGCGGGGTCCAACAGGGTTTTCGTTGAGACAGATGGTCAGGCGGATTTCGAGGTTTGGACTCATATCATCTCACCCCCATCTCATTCCCTCTGGATATGTGTGAGGAAAATTGGTTTTTAGAGGGCATCTCCCTACGCAGCCTTACCAATTCCCCTATAATGTGTGCGGAACTTTTAGCCTTCAAGGGTCTTGTTGTCTTCAAGGGTTACCTGCTCTGCCTGTCTGCTTGGCAGTTGGAACGAGAGCGTGAGAGGTTGCGCAGTCTCTATCTCGATTTTCTCTCCGTATTTCTTGGGAGCCATTTTAGATGCTGCCCACTTAAGAGCATCGACCCGGAGTCTGCCTATTTGAGCGTCATGGCTTGAGAAGGATTCGTCAACGATAAGCTCGGCGTAATAGTCTGCCTGCTCTGCGCGAGCGCGTGAGTATTGGTTCCGAAACGCTTCATTTGATTCAATCCAGCTATAGATTGTAGTTCTGCCGGGGAGGTGATCTGAAGAAGCGATTATGGTGCGTAGCGTTTCGCCTTTAGAAATCCTGCTGCATATTTCGTCAGCAATTTCTTGCGAGAATATTGTGGGTCTTCCATTGATTTTTTTCTCTAAATTTTCTTCAGGTTGCTCTGGAATTTCTGTTGAATCACTCATTAAGGTTTGAATTGTTTTGCGAGAGCAATTTTTAGTGAGGCGATTTGAGTTTGCAATCTGGATCGTTCAATTTCGTCGGAAGATTTATTTAGGGAATCTGTGAGGAAATTGATTTTGTCTTGTAGTGATTCTAGAACTAAATTTTTTTCTGAAATATTTTTGAAATTGTCTTGACTCATGTTTTGAGAATGGCTTTAAAATATCTGCGAAGCAGATGCAGGGGGCTGCACCTGCTCCTCCGAGGTTGTGTGGAGTGAGGGAAGTGAGTGAGGCGAGTGATTACTTTGGTGGGTGGTAGGTAATTTGGATGATGGTCTTTTGGTCTTTGTGGTGCTTACACTTTTGCTGTTGGTAGTGGGCCGAGATGCTTTCGGGGTCGTCATCAGGAATGAGTCCAGAGTAGCGAAGTTGATCGGTGAGAGGTTTGGTTCCGCCGACAAAGTTGTCAACATCTTGGAGTTTCGTGCTAACTCGTTCAATGCGGAGAGTAATGCGATTTTTGCCTTTTCTTTGTGTCGGTGGAGGTGTGACCAATGGTTTGACAGGATCGTGTTGAGGGATGGGGTCAGGTACTCTGGGAGATGGAGCGTGAGGGTGATACTGCCCGTCTTGGTGCAAGTGGTAACCGAGTTTGGATAGGTCTTCATGGGTCCAGTTCATTTGTGTTGGGTGAGGGGAGGGTGCGAGGTTTTATGTGGTTGCCTCGCGGGGTCTAATGATAACCAGCAGTCTACAGATGCCGCCACAATCCCCAATTGTTATTCCTCGGTTGGTGGGTTTAAGCGAGATTGGCCGGGAACCTCGTTCGGATGATATTTCTCCCAGTATTTGTGGAAGTCGATTGTTTCCTGCTCTTGGATTTCCTTTTTGGTCTGGAAGTAACCTTCAGGATAGTCAATGTAGTCCTTTTTCATAGGATTTAGAATGGGATGTCTTCAGCATCATCCAGCGGGTCTTTTGGCGAGGTGGATCGAGGCGGGAGGGATGCGGCGATTTTGTCGGAGAGTGCCTTTGCCTCGGCGGCATCACGGGTTGGTTTGTTTTCGCCCGGAGCGTTAAGCCAACGCGCCTTGAATTGCTTTTTGCCATCGTACTCTTCCTCCTCAACAACAACGTCAACCTCTTTGCCAGCGAAGTTGATGTTGGACCAAGTCCAATCGTGACCGAATACCTTGACGAGAGTCTCTTCGGTTTTGTCTATTGCGTTACTGGTAAGGTATCCTTTCCAGAAGATTGACCTGCCGTGTTGTTTTGATTCAGGTTGGGTGCAAACGCACGGGATGCGAATGTATTTGCTGCCCTTTGCGGATTCGTCGAACCACCCATATTGAGGTGCTTCGACCTTGCAACGGAAGTTGCCGATCTCTTTAATGAGTTGTGTTGCCATTGTATTGTGTGGATTGTGTGGTTGTTGTGTTTTGCTCCGGGGAAGCTGTGGATTGCGTAACTTGAGTCGGATACTCTGACTCGATTTGGGACTTGATGTTGTGCAGGACAGGAACGATTTTGTTTGCCCAATCGCAAGCCATTTCATGTGGGAGGTGGATGGTCACTTCCCCGCCGCATGGCGGAGTGTGACGCTTGACTGTGTACGCTGACAACTTCAGCTTCGTTAGCTTTTTATGTTTCATAATGTATTTATAATTTTTCCCGTAGAATCAGGTACGCCGCGCATTTTTGCATGGCAGTAACGAATATTAGCGGACAGGGTCGGAACCCTTCAAGCGGAATAATGCCATTATTAGTCATGCATGTCAATATGTTTGCATATAAAATTTCCTCATTTTCTCGGAGGTCATACTCTATTTCTTGGCAGAGGTTTAAGTCGCAAACGTAGTTCGGAGGTTCAGGGAATTCATCATTTTTTCTGCGCCAATTGTTGTTGGCCTCATCGAATTTCCAACCGAGTTCGGTGGCAACTTCTGCGTTGAGCAAGTAAGCGGATGGGACAACGTCCTCTTGAGTCATTTCGTGGAGGTTTTTTTCGTTGATCTGTAGCCAGAATTGTTTTGCGTAATCCATTGTTATAGTAGTTCAGAGCAACGATAAATTGTGTCTTGAAGTTTAAGTTTCGGGATGTCTGCGTAATCGATGAATGAAGGATCGAAGAACGTAACTCTGTTGGTGGGTTGGATGGTGAGTCTGCCGTTGAATAGCTGGACCCAGATGAATGTTTTATCCTGCTCCGGAGTCTGTGAGTAAGAGTCACCAATAAAAGATGTCTGGAAGAGATACCTGCCTCCCAATAGTTCTTTGTGGATTTTAACTCGCACCTGTGAATCACCGAGGTGGTCGCAGTCCATATGCTCGTACTGTGATCCGTAGCAGTTCCAGAGTTGTGCGTAGTCGAGCATCCACCCCTTCTCTGGCTTATCGCAAAATGCGATAGCGTGAGGAGGGAGGTTGCGGTACATCATGCCTCCGTTGCGGAAAACGACATTGATGCCCCAAGCTCGGTCAGGAATGGCTACAGTCTGCACCCATTCAGCTTCTTGAAAGCCAATTGGTTCTTCGTGAGTAAAGCGTGTGTCCACCCATATGTATTGCATAAGTGGAATTGACGATGTTTTATTGTTCATTTTTGTAAAATTCTTTTATTTCGTAATAGCAACTTTTGCAGTAGTGCCTGCCGTGATTTCCGCTTTTGCCGGGATGGACAAAGCCATATTTTTTCTGTGCTTGCATCCTGCATTTTTTGCCGAATGCCCCGGCGCATTTTGTTGGTGTGTATTTTTTCATTTTTCGATTTTGACGATAGTTGAGAAGTCACGAATGCGGCGAAGGATGGGTTGTCCTCGATCCTCCGAGAGCATTTTGGTGAGTTGCGCCCCTGTAGCGTTTGTGGTGATTATTGTCGGCTTGAGATTGTTAGTACGATGCTCCAGTACGTCATAAAGTTCCACCTCTGCCCTCTCGGTCATCTTTTGTTTTCCGAGGTCATCGATGAGCAGGATTGATGTGCGGCGGCAACGCTCCATGGCCTCGATAGCCTGTCCCTTTTCCTCGGCATTGCTGTGCCATTGGTCTGCGGCGAATTTAGCGAACTCCGTTGCTGTCAACCCGTAGCAGGATCGACCATCTGCCGTCATGCGCTTGAGGATGTGCCAGCAGGCGCGAGTCTTGCCGCTCCCAGCGTATCCTTCAAGCAGGACTCCTGTTGGTCCGTACTGCCAGTTTTGAGCAATTGCGCTAAAAGCCCCGTAGATTCGATTTAAGTCAGTCTCCCGATAGAGAGGTGGGCAGATGGCATCAAACGCAGTTTTAAGCCTGTTTCTGCGCTCGGAATCGGCAAGTCTGTTTTGTTCTCTGATGTGTTTTTGTTCACAAACCTCGCAAAGCAACTTGAATTCAAGCGTCCTTCCGCAGGCTTCGATGACAGGCACTTCGACCACTTCAAAGCAGTCTTCGCCAGCACAAGGTTTTATTGTAGTTATCATTAGAGTTGTTGATGGTTACCAAGAGAAATCGTATTCCTTAGGGATTTCGTTTTGTTTCGGAGGTTCTGGAGGGAGTTCTGGTTGGCATCGGTTGAGCCAGCCGACGATGAATTTGCGGGTCTTTCGGCGTTTGGGATTGTTGGCAAGCCAAGCATCCATATTGCGGAGTTCTTGGTCCACGTCAGTTGTCGGGTAGTGCCGTTTGATGTCAGTAAGCCAAGCGTCATCGACCTGCTTCTTTTCTTCTTTAACCTCATCATGCGATGGGATTCCCGCCGCATTGCCGCCGCCAACTGGCGGTAATATAGCGTTAGCTATATTATATATTGAAGATGAAGATTGAAGAGCATCGGTTTGGGATATCCCAACCTGTATCCCAGATTGATGCGGTGGGATATGCGGTGGGATATCTTTTTTGCTGTTTTCTGCGTTTTTCCATCGTTTTTCAGAATTCGCCTTCTGTTTAGCTCGATATTCGTTTTGCTTAATTTTAACGTCTTCTAACTTTTTATTGCGAAGTTTCCCATCTTCGCATATGCCAAATTTATCCCAAATTGATCCCATGGCATTCCCATCGCATCCTGCAAGGCGCGAAAGAACAACTCGGTCATTTGGTAATCCATCATTGGTCCATTGGTAACAGAGCAGACGAATGTATGCCCCAGTCTCCTCGGCAGACAGCATTGCTGTTCCGACAAGGAAATCCTGCGGGTAGAATTGAAATGCGGGTGTATTAGATTTCATCTGCGATGCTCTGCTTGGTTTGGAATATTCCTTTTAAGTCCGGGTTCTCTGCCATGATCTTTCGAGCATAGAAAGCTCGGAAGTCATTACTCAATTTATAATCATCCTCCGAATCGGTTGTCATGTAGTAGTTCCACCGGAGAACCTCGTACAGCATTCCGATTCCGATTTTGCTTTCCTCCCGGCGTTGCCGAAACTGACGAGCAAGGGTGACCAGAGCATCGTAAACATGAGGATTAGCAGCATGGAATCGGACGAATCGTTCAGGGATTGAATCACCTTTAACTTCATTAATCGGCTCGAAATTAAACTCGTTTTGTTCCATATTTTTTTAAGATGTGTACCAACGATTCAAGTGCCTCTTCCCGTTTCCAACCAAGACCTTCCTCAATGACCGAATGCCACTTGCCATCGATCTCGACTTCGTAATCCCACCGGGCGCAATCATCTTGATGACGTGGAACACATCGCAGAGGGAACCCCATAAAGTCATTATGTTTTTCAATCATTTCTTTTTGTCCTCAATAAGGCGTGTTGATCCATTGCCAGTAATGACATCTTCGTTAGACGGGAAGTAATCCCGTGCTGCTGCCCACTTGCGGAAGTCTTCCGCGCCAATGTTGCCGAATAACTCGGCAATGTCATGGTAGGTCGCACCAGTTGCCTGTGCCGCTTGAGCAACGGCATTCGGGCCGAATTCTTCTTTGCCTTTGGCTTTTGATAACTTCCAACCGGGAACCTCTTCGCCTCGGTCCAGTCGATCCTTCGCTTCTTGTTTGCCCCAGTCCCACAATTCTTTTTTGAAAATGTTACAGGCTTTGAGGAATTTGCCCAACTTCTCTGGTTCGGCGAGTTGCGCTTTCAGGGTATCAATTGATACCTCGTTGTTGACCACCCGGAGCGTTTGCTCGGCAGGCTTGACAATCTGTAGGCAAGTAGACTTCTTGGCGCACCATGAGCAATACTGGCAGGCGGATGGTTGTTTGTTCGGGTCGTTGTATGCCGCGATGATTCCCTCCACGATCTCCGTAGCGGAATCCATCGTGAAATGGTGAGTAACAACCTTGCCTTGATCGCAGTAAACCAAATGGCAGGTCCACTCTGGCTCAAAGAATCGGGTCATGTTGCCAAGAGCATATGCAGCCATTTGGGACTCGTACTCATAGATTTGCCCTGTTTTTAAATCCAGCGAGGTGCGAATATCTGCCGCCCGGATGTCCTCGGTCCCAACATGGTCCATGCCGGGAGTTTTGACCCACAACTCTGACTCGCGAGTCTCAAGGACTGTCTGGTCAGGGATGACGCTTTTAACAAGGTTAATGGCAGTCTGCGCGGAGGTGCGGTCCTTGTCGTTGTCGAGTTCCTGCAAACAATCCTCGCCTTGAATCAACCGCCGCACAACGGAGTCGATCTTGGTTCCCCTGCTTGCCGCCGGGGATGTACCCCCGGCGGACTCATAGCATGGACAGGCTTGCAATTTAGGAAGTGCGCTATGTCGGATCATTTCTTTGCTCCGGTTGCCGCGCCAACGAACCCAGCGGGATTCGCGATGATGCGTTTGCGATACTCGTTGTCCTCAAGATCGCGCCATGTTTTGCCAATGTCGATTTGCCCCTTGGCAACAAGGAATGCGTTGACTGGCAGTTCATGGGTTCCCAGCACAGGCTCCAGATCGGCGATCCATGATCCATCCTCGGCAACAATTTTGCTTTCCACTACCACGATCTCATCTGGCTTTACCTCTTCAGCCTTGATCTCGATCACCTCTGGTTCTGGCTCGACCTTCTTCGCTTTCTTCGCAACAGGTGCAGGAGCAGGAGCAGGAGCAGGTGCTGGCGCAGATGGCGCGAAGTCTTGAACTTCTTCAGGAGTGTAGAAACCCTGAAGCACCGCAGGGTAGACTCCACGAACTCCATCCGAGATCACGCGAGCGCGAAGCATCTGGCGAGGATACTTTTTCCAGTTGTCCTTGCCACCAAGACCTGCCGCCTTTGCGCGGGTCATGTCCCAATCGACTTTGAGTGATCCACCAGCAGGGTGGCTGAATGTGCCTGCCACACACTCATCAGTATACTCACTCCATTCGACCTTGCCTCCAGCAGACTGGAATCGAGCGAGGATGGCATCTGCCTTCAATGCTGGTCTGCCCTGAATGATGTGATACTCCGCAGCAACTGTGCCGGGATGCCTGCCCTCTGCCTGCGCGACCAGCATGAGTGCTACTGCCTCCTCGGTCTTGCGAAGCCCGAAAAGACCGGACTTGACAATGTGGTTTGCCATGATCTCCAGTTCGGTGACTGAAGCGGGTTGGGTTGTTGTTAATTGCGACATAATGTATTTATTGGTTGATGTGGTTGCGTAGTGTTTCGTTGTAGATTTGAGCGGAGAGAAGAGCATTCTGATGCTGGAGTCTCTCTAACTCTTGTTCTTGGTTTTCCTGTGGCAGCACGTCATCGTCCGGGAAAATTCCAGCGTAGACGGGTGCATTCACAGGAGTATTGTTCTCTGCCTGCGATTGATTTTGCAGGTAGAAATCTTTGATGTGAGGGACGCTTTTTTTTGGGTAGGTAAGAGTCCTTGTTTCTCTGTATGTTTCCTTGCTTGTGGAGCAAGCCTGAACGGCAAGTGCCGTGATGATGGTTGCTATCTGTAGTTTCATTTTTTCTCCTTTGTCTGGGGGTAGACTGTGCTGCGAAATTTCGGAGTCTTGTTTTTGCAAGCCTGAATCAAGCGGATGTACGCTTCCGGGGGCAAGCAAGTGTGGATGGTCTTCTCAATGCCCATGGTTAGTCCTCCTCCTCGTTGAATTCGCGCCACCTCTGGTCGCGCTCCCGGCGTTTGCGTTTGTAGTCCTCAAACTCGTCGAGGATGCTACGTTGTCCTGCCCAGTAACTGGCGATCATGGCAATTAAGCTGATGACGATGTATTCCATTATTTTTGTCCTCCTGAAAGAGTGAGCGTCAGAAGCAGAAGAACTGCCATTGGCGCGAAGGCAATCAACGCCTCCCAGCAATGCTGGAGCGTGACGATTAGTGGTACTTGTATTTCCATTAGAACTTCAATTTAACCCAAGCAAGTTGGGTGGTCAATATCTTTTTTTTGCTGTTGTGTCATAGCCACTCATTCGTCGTCAGACCCTTTGCCAAAGCCCATCGGCAGACATCGGCGGTATTGTGAAAACCAAATTTCCGGTGCAGAGATTCGCGATGTTTTTCGACTGTCTTGATGCTGATTTCGAGTGCGATTCCAACCTGTGCGTTGGTCAATCCGCTGGCAATTAATCCTGCTACTTGCTTTTCCCGTGGACTGGCTACTGGAGCAGTTTTCGGGCAAGCGAATAATTTTTGTATGAGATTTTTCATGTGGAAAAGTGTGGGGCGAGGGATTGAACCTCGCTCCGATTGATCTTCAGTTGAGCAGGTACTGCTCCGACAAATTCCAGAGTTGCTTGTTGATCTTGAAGTCGGTTGTCGGTGCGGTGACTCGGCGAATGCCAGAACCGGGGCGACCTTTGACGAGGTTCTCTTGAACACGATTGAAGGTGTGCCAGAGGTTCGTTCCAGAGTCGTTGTATCGGCGAGCGCGATTCAGGTAGAACAGGCGAGTGTTCCACTCGTAGATATCTTTTCGTTCGGAATCCTCGGTAGGTTCGTCGTAGCGAAGCTTGAGCGCATCGACCAGATACTGCTTCTGTGCCGCCTCGGTGAGTTCCTTGTTCTTGAACGCATGAACACGCTCGGAAAGGAAAGGGACATTGTCGCGCAGGCGAGTTGCCGCTTGAATGAAGTCCGATACATCAACTCTACGATGGTGAATCTTGATCGTCTCAAAGATGTCTCCACCGACGAGTCCGTTGAGGCAGGCGAAGACTTGCAAGCCAACGGAGAGTTGAGCGGAGCTAGTTCCATCATGCGAGTTGATCAACACAAACTCTGGTGATGCCTCGCCAGCAATCGTGATGTTGTCGCGATGACCGAAACGGATCAAGTGCTTTTGAAATCCCTTATTCTCGTCCTTCCTCGCTTTGGCGAGTTGGATTTGACGAGGGATGTAGCCGTTCTCCTCGAAAGAGGAAACGATCTGCTGGGTGCTGATGAATCCGTAGCGTTCGCTGCGGGTGGATGAAGCATGGGTAGCCTCGATGGGGTTAGTGTTCACGATTTCGAGTGATGGGATGATGATGTTCATTTTTTTGGTTTTCTTGTTGATGGTTGGGTTCTGGGAGGAACAGAACCGGGAGGATCGGACTCCCGGCGAGATTGGTTAGATGTCGAGGTTAAGATTGATGAATTGAATCGGGTCGCTGCAATGCTCGCCAAGAAGTCGAACAATCAGTTTCTCTCCTTCAATAAGGACTGCTTGTCCGTCGAACAATTGAACTGCTTCAGCAATTTCTTTGAGCTTTGCGGCGTGTGCTTCTGCTTTTCCGGAATAGTCAGCGCAAAGAACAGCAGGTTCTTGATATGACCAGACAGTTTGATGTCCATTTGCAACTGCGCGATTATGTGCCGCCTCTTGGTCTTCATTATATTTAGCAGCATATCCGCGAGCAGTACGAATTGTGATGCGTTGTGCATACTTGCTGAATCCTGCTCCACGAACTGTCTGCCCGTGCTTGAGAGTGATGAGTTGGTTTTCTGTAGCGTTCATTTTTGTAGTTTCTATTTTTGGTTTGGTTCGTTGGCGGGTTGCCTTCGATGGAGATGACAATATCGAACCCGCTTGGGTTATGCAACAAGAATTTTTGCCCATGTTGTGTCATAGAAAAAATTCTTTTAAATTTCTATTGACAACCGCAGAACCCGATAGAATCAGGCTTCGCAGGCTACCGCAACTTTTCGCGGCCTGCCACCCTTCATTCCATTGAGTGCTGCCGCCAATCTTTTTTTATCACTCGTTGCGCTTCCTCCACGCTTTCCGATCTCGGAAAGGAATCGGCGTACAGGCGAGGGAAGAGGATCATTTTTCGTTTTTGTGTTCATTAGATTTTTTGTGTGCTGACCAATCAATGGCAGCAAAGTTTTCTTGATACTGCTTGGACTGCGTATCAGTCCGAGGTTTGTCACCCTTGCCGTTCCTTGACCATTCGTTGTCCTTGACAGTCTTCATCAACTTTTGGGTTCTGACTGGTAATCGTCGAACCTGACGATATTGTCGGGTGCTACAGTTGTGGTCTCGCCACTTTTGGCGACTTCTCGGAGGTGCAGTTGCTCCAGAAGCGCACTCGCAACCATCAGGCGGAAACTGAATAGTTTGGTGTTGTGCATCAAATCGTGAAACACATCGTCCTTGCTGATCTTCTCGAAATCGATGCCAGCAAGAACTGACTCGACAGAGTTCCTAACTTCTTCCTCCGGGGTTCCCGGAGCTTCGTTGTTGTTGTCTTTATTCATTTATTTTTTCTCTTTGGTCCAGCATGCAGTCCGCATCGCGGAACGATAGCTCCGCTACAAGACGCGAATCTGCTTGGGAAAATTTATCACTCGCTCGGTAGCCTTGCAAGGCGGAACCTGCGAACCAATCGCGCATGGACATGCCAGAATTCGGCCTGATCGGCGGATGCTGGCTTCCCTGAACGGGAAATGCTGGATGGTTCTTGCTGGACGGCATGAAGTGTTTTTACACGGCATGCCGTCCAATGCAAATGCGTCAGTCGCAGCACCCGCAGCAAGGATGATGGTTGGTGGTTGCGTCTGGGGTTACTTCTCCTGCTGGCGCAGGGAAAGAAGGTGCTGGAGCAGGTACTCCTCGACATTGGAGAGGGCTTGCCGTTGCTCGATGCGGTGATCCTGTGCCTTGGACCATGCTTCCGGGTCTTGGACATAGTAGTCACGAGCGTTAAACTCGATCTTGCCGAGTGCGTCCTGCGCGGCCCCGACAGCCTCGTATGCGGCTTCGTATCCGTTCCACAGGTCTTTGTAGCCTGTGCCGTTCAAGTGGACTGTTGGTGCTGTGATGTTCATGGTAGTTTTAGTTGTTGGTTTGTTTGTGGTAAGCGGCAAGTAGTCGTTCGGCGGCATAGCACCAATGACGGCAATCTGAAGAGAATCCATCACGCATATCTTTATCCGAATAAAAGTATGCGTCCTCGATCAATTCAGGTAGGTTCACATCGTCTGTTGCAACCCATACCGATTTGGAGTTGGAGCGGATTGCAGCAGGAGTTGGAAGGTCACGCTCGGCGTGATCGTCGTAGAATTTACGAGGTAGCTGGATTAGCGAGTTCATGGTAGTTTTAGTTGAGGTTGAATTTTTGGCGGAAGGCTTGGTAGCCGTAGCAGAGATCGCCAGCGAAGCTGTAGACTCCGAGGTCGCGACGACCATCGCTATACCTGCACCAGCAATATTGCCACTTGGTTTCTCCAAGGATGAACTCTTCCTCTCCCGTGGCTTGGGAGAGGTATTCTACATACAGGTCGTTGTCGGTTTGGTTTGTTGTCATGGCAGAGAGATTATCGAAGCTGGTTGGGTTTGCAAGAATTATTTTTTGACTCTTGTGTCATAGTAAAAACATTTATGCTTGACGCTTGATCAAAAACCCAAGCAGTCCGCAGACCCGCATGAATGCTCACTCTGCGGGTGGTTGCAGGACCGGGAATCGAACCCGGAACTTCAGGTTATGGGCCTGACGAGATACCCTTTCTCTATCCTGCGGAAATTATTTTTTGCGCTTCTTCGCCTTCGCCTTGCGTTGTACTGCGTAGGCAATCGCCACCGATTGCTTCACCGATTTTCCTGACTTTACTTCCGAGGAAACATTGCGATCAAAGCAATTTTGTGAAGCGCATTTTCGTAGTGGCATACTATTTCTTTTTTACACCCTTGTTCATTTTTTTCAAGAGAGAATCCTGCATCTCAACTGCCTGATCGTAATCGGTAGCGTAGATGTCAGTACGAGGTTCGTATTCGCCTTCAAATTTCGGATCAAGAACCATCATCACAACATCGGGTTCTCCGTTGTTAAATTCTTTGAATGTTTCCTTGTCCCAATCTTCCATATATTGAGCTTGCTCTTCATTCCACGGAGTTCTTGCCGCCTCAACAAATCCATGCGCTCCATAAAACTCTGGAAGGATTGTATCAAATGCATCGAGCTTTTTACCTCCAGCAGCAATTGCTGCTTCAATTACGCTTCGACCACTTCCTTTTTCCATACTGAAGACAGAAACAATGTCTCCATCTGGTTTGACGGCAAATCCAGATTTGCCAGATTCTGACATGAATAATTTCATGTTTTGATAATCTTTGGGGTCGTAAACATAAACTGCCGCTCCATATTTGGATTCTTCTTTGCTTTGCGTAAGTGCATCCGCAAATTTTTGTGCAGATGGAGTGTCTGTCGAATCAAGTTCCAAAAACTTAACAGGTGGAAGTCCATTATTCCTATACATGGTTGCCAGCTTGCGCCCTGCCTTCCATTCAGAAATGTATTTTACCCCAAGATTCTTTTTGGACTTTGGTTTTAGAACCCGTAACTCTCCGCCATCTCCTCCGCTTTTTCGCGAGTAAGACCAGAGTGCCTTTTCATTGCCCGTCCGATTTCGTCGAGCGGTTGTGACTGCGACATACTGCCTGAACTTTTGCTTTTCTTTTCCAGTAAACCCTCCAGCACCTTCCTGCTGCCGGGCTTGATCTGAATCCCCTTCTTGAGCTTCTGGTCGTGTAGTTGTTGTGCGGTCATTTTTAATTTTTTCTAATACTTCATCGATTCGTTTTTGCGAAACGCCTTTCTCTCGCGCAACGCCAATTGCGGCGTTTGCGTAGTCTGGTGCTTCATCGTCCTCGTACCCATCTGCGTCAGACGAGTCAAGATTATCTTGGTCGGCTTTAACCTTGGCGGTTTCGTAAAGTCGTTTTTCAGCATACCACAGAACTGCCTGTAGGTCTGCCATAGTTAGCCCTGCGTATTTTGGATCACTCTTGAGTTCGTCAAGCATTAAACCAAATATCTCACGAATGAAATTTCGTTCTGTCGGGCCTGATGGTGCTTCCTTCTGACCATCCAGATATTTTGCAAGACCATTGCCAGACTTGCGGAACTCTTCACCAGTTTCTGTCTGGTTCATCAATTGACGCAATTCAGGTTTCATCGATGCCTTCTGGATTGCCACAGAAAGGTCTTCAAGACTCATCTGCGAGATGTCTTGCTTAATCATCTGATCCATCCGCGCCTTGTCTTCAGGAGTTAATTTCTGGACTGCCTCCTGCAAGCGATCAGTTGCCTGCTTGGTCAATTCTGGATTCAATTCAACCAATGTGCCAGTCCACCTTCCCCATGTACGGACTAACCAACGATCCATCGTTAAAGCGTCAAAAAGACCATACAGATTTGAGAAGAATCCATTGCCAATCTTCGGACCAAGGATTGCCGATCCACGAACATTCGTGTCCGAAAACTCACCACCCGGTGACAGGTCTTTACTCAACCGAGAAATCTCACCAACTGTGAAAGCGGTCTGCATGAACTTACGAGTGTTCTCCATGCCCCACTCCTTGGTGAGTTTATTGAACAGGTCCAGACCCTCGTTGATCGCTTTCTGCGCCTGCCCAGCTTCAATGTTTGTGGGCATCTTTCCAGACTTGCGGTATTGCCGATAGACTCGTTCAGCCAACTCGAAATTTTTATCAACCTTCAATCCGTTCGATGTAACTGCCAATGCCCATGTGAAGGCGAATCGAGCGTTTTCATCGGTTGCGATTTCAGGGAACAGCAACGACATCACGCCAAGTGCCTGCTTGGTCTTTTCGTCATACCATCCGATAGCATTTGGATTTTGCTCCAAAGCAATCAACGCATCCTTAAACCCAACGCGAGCGAGATACTCGATTGCCTCTGCGGTTCTCTCGGAGATTGTGACCCCAGCTTTCTCTGCTGCTTCCATGACTCGGCGTTGCAAGTCCATCTTGAAGTCTCGTCCTTTTTTCCAAGGTTGCGAGTTAGCCACTTTGATTGCATTAGAAATTACAGACTGCTCGTCCACCGATTCAGGTACTTCAATGCCAGTCGAGCGAAGCTCTGTGTCGGCTACCTCTTCTTCAGCATCTGCTTCAGTTTTTGCAACAGGGATTTCTTGTTTCACTTCAACCTGCTGTTTTGGAATTTCTGGAGTCTTGGCAGCTTCACGAATAGGTGCTTCTACTCCCTGCAATGCTTGTCTCAAAATTCCAAATTCTCCAGCCCCTTTAGCAATAGCCTCTGGAAGCTCGACCCCTTGCAAAGGCCGAATCATCTCTGTGGCGCGAGGATAGAGTTTAGGTGGTTCGACTCCCTGCATTCCTTGCGGGGATTGCTCTGGCGGCATGAAGCGAATGTCAGGAAAGTTCGTTTGGAACCTCTGCGAAAGAGGAATTACATTGCCTTCGTCATCGTAGGTTACAGGGTCGGCGGATTTGATTTGATTGGGGTTGAAAGTTAAATAGTAAACTCCAGTGTCAAAGTCCCCATCCAAAGCGTCTCTCTTGGTGTCCTCTATTCTGACAGCATCTACTCCAGAATTTCGAAAAT